TCTAAATCTTTTAATTTTGCATTTGATAATTTCCATATCCAATACAAACTGTGATCCATATCATGTGCAACGAGTTTATACTCATCTGGTTCGTGTACTTGTTTCAAAATACTTTCTAAATCTTTTAGTGCCATCGTTATAGTTCTATAAATTTACCAGTTATACCAATTTCATCAGATGCTTCAACAATATATCCTAATTCAGTTGCAGTTGATACCAAATCGGTTGGATATGTTCCACCTTCTGATACTGAACCCGTACTGAAGTTGAAAAATATATCAGTACCTACTTCCTCATAGGTATATTTTGTATTTGATACAAAAATTCCATTTACATATACTCTAAACCAATCATCTGTGTTAAACACTCCAATTAATTCAGGTGGAAGTTTTGGTAAATCAACAGTTGTTAATTTTACACTATCTGCATCTACAAATGTTGTTAATTTAGAACCACGAATTGACATAAAATCAATTATATCAGAATATTCGTTATACATTTGTTGTTTAACTGCAGAATTTGTTCCTCCACCAGCTAATCCTGTTAAATCGGTTTCCATTCCCCAAACTACCTTCTTAGGAGATAGGGATTTTTTATGTGTTGATTCGTTGTTAAATTGTTCTGGTAATAAATAAGCATTTACCATCATAGTAAATGTAGTTCTAACTATTCTCTGAGAACCTTCTCCAACTTCGGTTGTATTATCAAATGAATCCACTTTTACTCTAAATTTGAATCCACTTTTATCACCCCAATACTCATCTGTTGCGTATTGAAATGCCTCTACTATCTTATTCATATGTTCCGTGAAATCAGTCCATATAATTACTTCATAAGAAACAGTAACGTAATCTGGCATTACAACATCGTATATTTCAACTGGTCTTGATGTACCGGTCATTGCTGAGAACTTATCGTATCTGTGTTTTTTTGAATACATTGATACCGATGGATATGATACATGACGATTCATACTTGATGCCATAGTATCATTTCTCTCGATAGAATTTCTCTTAAACATAATAAGAGGAATTTGTAGTACCCCTTTTTTATCTCTTAAGTACCCATCCTTTTTTATGGATTTCCATCTTTCTGGATTTCCATACATTACAGGTACTTTTACTTTTTCGTTAAATACTTCAACTGATGGTACAACTGTATCTATCATGTGTTCGGCAATTGCCAAATCTACATCATATAAACGAACACCCTTTCCCTTTTCTTGTGAAGGAGCTTCTACTTTAAGTTGTTCTCCTCTATTTATTGGGAGATTTTTTAGTGGGTCTACTGCCATTAGTATGTTCTTTCATCGATTTGTACTTGTGAACGTCTAACCATAAATGCAGTTGCTATTAATTGCATCCTCGAATTTTCAAATGTATTCGTTTCTTGATTATAAATCTCTGGTTGTCCACCAATTAAACTACTTTCTCTTGCATTATCAATTTCATAATACGTACCATCAAATAATATTACATCACCAATTTCTGGGTAACCATGTTCCGTATTTTGTATTGCATCAACTGGAATCAATGTTCCGTTAATATCTCTTAACTTTGGTAGAGTTTCTGTTCTTAAACGTTCTCTATTAAATCTAAACTCTACTGCTTGTTGTTTATCTGCTCCAAATCCTTCATAAACTACATTTTGTGGTTCTCTATCAACGATACACATTAACGATGCAGGTGCGTGCCAAACTTTACCGAGTGATTCTCCGTATAAGTTAGTTTTTGTTTCACCAACTGATACTTTGAATAAAACAACTGCTTGTTCTACTATATAATCAACTACTTCTTCCGAAATTGATTTTAAAAAATTCAAATCTCTTGCGTTAAAAAACTTTGGCATAATATTATCCTATAAAAATTGCTAATGGTACTTTTTGCATTACGGTTTGTTGTTGGTCAACCATTGCTGCTTCGTTCTCCATTCTTGTTTTCTTACTTACTTCATTTAAGTTTTCCCTTAGTTGTTCTACTAAGTTATCCTTTTCTGTTTGTGCTTCTGACCTTAATTGTGCACCATCTAATGATACTTCTGAACCTGGAATTGGAATAGATGAGTATTTTTCTCTAACTGCACCCAACATCTCTTTTGCAAGAGCTAAAGTGTATTTTCTAATCCATTGCTTACCAACATCATTGATATTAAGGTATTGAGCGAAATCATATCCTACATTTGAATAATCAGATACTACATTTGGATTTATAATTGCTGCAGCAGTTCTAACTTCATCAACCACTTGATACTCAAAGTGATACTTATAATCTTTTTCAGGTATAGGGAATATTTGAAGTTTGTTATTTACTATATTAAAGGTATGAGCAGATTTTCTAATCTGGTCATTCATTTCTATTTGTTGTATTCTTAGTAAATCCTCATAAAGTGGCATCATAATGAATTGGGCCGCTGGTGAGAATGAACCGAAACCGAATTCATCAATTAAATTAAGAGTTCCTTGTCCACTTACTGAGTAAGGGTCAAAGAATCTTTGTATTGCAGGAGATGCTTCGTGAAATACCTTAGTTATATCAATTCGTTTACCACTTTCTGATACATCACCCCATAAGGATTGTAAATCGTAATCTTGTACTCCATGTTTTGCATCAATAGAGCCACTTTTTATATCAGCCCTACCACCTACATTTGCTTGATTACCATATGCTTCCGAAATAGCTACTACATTCATTAATTCCGAACCATTTACGGATTGATGAGTGAAATTTGTACCTGTTGATTGTCCTTCTAAAGAACCGAGATTATTTCGTATATTAAATTGATTTACTTGAGCAGAATACTCTGATACAGATTCTTCAAATACTGCAAAGAAGTTTTCTCCCTGTAATTCAACATCTATGATTGGATATCCCAATCTTTTTGCACACCATGATGCTACTTTTGGAGCATCACTTTGAAAATCTACATCAGAATCAAACGTTCCGAATGGAGTTGATGATCCTGAAGAGAATGTTGATGAACCAGTCCAAATTCTTGCTTGAGACATATTATTGTTTTTCCTTATTATTCAGTTATACTACTATAAATATTGGAAAAGTAAATTAAAGGTGTTTAGACAAAAAAAGAGAGAAACCTTTCGGAATCTCTCTAATTTGTAAATACCTAAGTATTTTACTTCAAGTAAGTTTAAAACTTAATCAACCGTTTATAGGTTAGCTAAATCTTTTACATATACTTTTCCGTAAAACTCTGGTCTGACCATCTTCTTAGCATATCTCGTCATAACACCTCTACGTGGTGTAAAGTTTGTTGGATCGTAAACCAACGGAGTCATGATTAACGGTACATATGGAGCATAAACAGCACCAGTCTCTAAGAAATTACTTCCTTTAAATCCTAATAAAATTTCATTAGAAGTCATGTAAGGATTCTTATAGATTGTGTATCTGTTTGCGATAGAACCAATAGTAGTTACACCGGCTGCGAAAGATGTAGCATCTTTATCAGCTGAAACTGTAAATCCTGGGATAGATTCTAAAATAGTACATACATCTGGAGAAGCAACAACGAAGTTAGCTCCACCTCTAAGTGTCAATTGGTGAATCTTGTTTGAAACTTTGTTAAGTTTCGCACCAAGAGTCTGGAACCAAGAGTTCTTAGTATAAGCAGCTGAATTAGTTCCAGCAACCCATGCAGTGTTTGCAGTATCATATTCTTCACCTAAAGTTACAGACCAGTATTCAGTTGTTAACGCGTTAGCCTTTAACATATCTAAGATTTCTAAGTCAATCTCTAAAGAGATATATTCAGATAACATAGAAGTTAATTCAGCTTCAGCATCAATACTGTGGTATGCATTTAAATCTTGTGCCAATTCAGGAGTCCAAACAGCCTTTAGTTTTCTAGTCTTAGCAACAATTGCTTCAGACTTCAATTCTAAGTCTACTTCTGGAATACCGATATCAGTAGCTGGTTCAGATGGATTTGAATCTTCAAAATCACCTCTGTTTGCTTCTACTGGTTGTTCAGAATACTTTACAGTTAAATCATCTGCGAAAAGTAAACCTGCAGTTTTAACATAAACACTTACATTAGCACCACTTACTTTAGAGTGTGCAGGGTAGAATGCATCTGCTGCTGAGAAATCAGAAGCTGAAACATAGAAAGAACGTACACCATCTAAATCAGGTCTTGTTAAACCAGAATGAGCAAAAGATACTTTTGCTAAAGTTCCAGCTGCAACTGAAGCCGAAAGAGATGAGTCATAATTTACATCTGCCCAAGAAGCTGATGCAATTGTTAAACTTCCGTTTACGATATCAGTTGATGATTGATTTGAAGTATATCCAAATCTTCCTTCACCATATAAACCATTTACTGCTGAATCAGTTGAACCTAAGTCTGCACCAGTACCACCGAAAAGTGATTTACCGTTGAATCCAGGGTTTCCTGCTTGAGCCGTACCATATTTAAAATCTAGATAAAAGATTAGTCCAGATGGTAAGTTCA